ATGATGACGAATAAGATCATAAAAGAGTTTGAGGGGTTCACTATTGAAAGTGGTGTCCCCTTAATCGATTTCGAGCACTCTAGGGACAAGTGGGCGAGGTTAATAGCAGAGATGTCTGTCGAAGACAGTGTTGTTCTTGAAAAGTCAGGCGATGTTATGTCCTTTAGATCGATGTGCAAAAAGCAAGGTTTCAGTTGCAAATCTAGAGCTATTAGAGACGAGAATGGGATATCCACCCCAAACGTCAGAGTTTGGAAATTAAAAATGGAGGATAATGAGTGATGGCTATATTTGAAGTTATGCTTACTCACACAGTCGTCGAGGTTTTTGAGGTTGAGGCGTCCAACGAAACCGAGGCTAGTAGAAAGGCCATGAATGGTAAGGGTGTGTTGGAACAAGATTGGCACTTGGCATACGACAAAGAAACAATTGTAAGGAAGGAAAAGGAAACAACCTAATAGCGGGTAAAACCTGGAGCTTGCTCCAGGTTTTTTCTATTGCCAGTACATAGCGCAGCAGAGTCGCAGGGAAAAAGAGAACAAGGTCGCAGAGTCGCAAGGTAAAAGAGAACAAGGTCGCAGACTCTATTCACTTGTGCCCCGCCCCAAACTATAGTAAAATAAATTCATTAGCAACCATAAAGGAATCACCATGTTAAAAAATGGAATCATATACAAGGGACCATCGCAACTTGACGGGACTCCCATCGTAGCGATCGGGGTCTGGTCCGGATCCAATAAGAAGACGGGCAAAGTATTGCAAACTTATATTTTAGTAGACGGCAGCAACCCGCTGGAAGCAAGCAAAACGGGTTCCGACTATGCTATATGTGGCGACTGTACCATGCGGGGCGAGGTAACGACCGACCCCGCCAGAAAAATAGCCAAGAATCGTAGGTGCTATGTAAACCTTGGCCAAGGAGTCTTGATTGTTTACAAGTCTTATATCAAAGGGAACTACAAGCCCGCGAATCCTATTGAGTTGGGACGCGGGCGTTTCGTTAGGGTCGGGACCTATGGCGACCCATCCGCAGTGCCCGACTCCGTATGGGACTCGTTGTTATCCGAGGCGGAAACTTGGACGGCCTACACACACCAAAAACCTTGGCGACCAGATATCGCCATGCAATCCGCCGACTCTTTTCAAGAGGCGGAGTCCCATTGGTCGGAGGGTCGTCGCACGTTTCGAGTTATACCGAACCTTGAATCTATTGACACCAAAAATGAAACACTGTGCCCCGCATCCAAAGAAGCCGGACGACGGGTTCAATGTACAGCTTGCAAGTTATGCAAGGGATTTACTAAGGCCAAGTCCATTGCTATCGTAGAGCACTAGACATTGAGCCCCGCAGCTGGAAACCTGGAGCAAGCTCCAGGCATCGAGCCCCACCGGGTTAATGAACAGACTCGCAGGGCGCAGGATCCTCAACAAAAATAATGCTAGGGCGCAGGGTCGCAGAGTAATGAGCAAAGATGCGAGGTCGCAGAGACTGAAACAGAGACGCAGGGTTCAAGAACCGAGCGAACGGGGTCGCAGAGATGCCACCATCCAAGAGACTTGATCCTTGGTCCCCCTCAAATAAAAGTACATCCTGCTCCTTGAGCCTCTTTACTAAGTAGAAATTTAACCCACCTCTAGCATGATATGCAGTGTTCCAAGCCACTTGATTAGGACTAACTTTTACTGTGTTCCCTTTGGTTACTTTCAATTCGCACCAAAAAGGTAGACCCCCCCACATCATATGAACATCGGGTATACCGCCCCCGTGGACGTTCTCAATCCGTGTTGCCATGCACCCTTTAGGTAGGTTTTGTCTTAATTGTTTCCAGAAGTTTGCTTCGTTCATCGGTTACATCCTCATAGTTTCCATCAATAGTAAAGGCCTGCGGATACTGCTCTTGTAGTTTGGATATCCTAGCTACGATCTCATCTCTGGACAACTGATCGATGGAATTAATTTGTTCTCGCCTATCTATTGTTAGACCACCAAGGGCAGAGCGTATCTTCTCCGCATTCACTGAAGCAGAAAACTGCCCTGCTTCCTCGGCTCCCTTCGATAACTCTGCGAACCTCTGCAGCTGACCTATTACAGTCACCCCATACCTACGCTCCCTCTCTTCTCTAATCTCTTGGATGTACTCAAGTACATGAGGAAAATCCCGCCCGTTTAATAATACCGATGCTTGTTTCTTTGCAAGATCAGATGAGTACCCTGCTTTTCTGGCACACTCTGCGTTAGAGTAAATACCCTCAACAATATTACTAGCAAATGTCATCTGTCTATTCGTTAAACTTCTGCCGTGTTCAGCTTCAACTTTCTTTTTGATGGATCCCATTGTTACCCCTTGCGTTTACAAACTGTTTACAAAAGTGTAAACGAAAGCAGTTAAAGTGTAAACAGACCCCCTATTTTGGGGGGTAAGTTAAAATTTTTCAACCGTTTCAAAGTTCTCTTTTAACAGATTTACCCCAAAAAGTGTAAACAATGTAAACGGTTGTAAACGGACGAGGGCATATAAATAAGGTACTGTTTACGCTGTTTACAGTTTTTACAACAAGTCCTGCACCAAAAAAAATAAAATTCATTTCTCTGGCAAAGTGTATACAGCGTAAACAGCGTAAACATTTTGGTGCCACCATCAGAGGGTCAACAACATTGACTTGACTTGTATTCCTGTTCTGTTACCGTAGTTCTTACTAACAACGAATCATTTAGAAGGGAATTAGTTATGAACTTAGAACTAAAGAATATTAAACACACTGCTTGGGCATCAGAAGAAACCAACTGTTATCAAGCGTATTTGTATCTTGATGGAAAGAAGATTGCTCTTGTTTCAAACAGCGGTCATGGTGGGTGCGATAACTTTTATAGGGAAGAAGGTGTACTCCCTACAGTTGAGGCAGAAATACATGAGTATTTCAAAACACTTCCAAGGATTCAGTTTACTAATTTTGCAGTAGACCAAGACCTAGAAACGTGGTGCGGGGATCAAGTAGAGAGGTACTTATCGTCCAAGGACTTGAAGCGTCACATAAAGAAGGGTTCGATTATCAAGGATGGTAAGAACGTTTACACATGGAAGCACCACCTTACTCCTCAGATGATTAAGAAGAACCATCCTAAAGCAATTATCATGAACGATCTGCCTTTTGACGAGGCACTAACTATATACATGGGAGAAGTATAATGAAGGGCGTTAACATTACAACGACAGATGATCGACCATTGTTTTTATGCGAGTGGGACGGAGGTTCGTTGACCGAGGTTCATACTCGGGAGAGTTTAAAATCTCAGTATGGCGATACAAATTTATATGACCCACTAGACGTTGAGGATGGCGGGCATTTGTGGATCAAATGGACAAACGGCAAATCTGTTTATCCTTCGATGGCGACGTTTGATGAGGTTCTTGATGAGATGTGTTCATCGAAGCGTGGCGACCCGACTGATCGCACGACAGATTATAGTTGCGATAACATGAAGATTGCGAGGATCCGATGACTTTTAATAAAGCAACATTAGGTGTTATTCGGGAGAAGATGCAAGAGGCAATGAACCTTGTACCTCTGCACGAAGGGGACACTCCTCTATCAGATTTAAAATTTGTCGTAGGCAGATGCAGTTACGGCGATCAAGATGCGACCTTCAAGGTGACTGTTAGTCTTGAGGGTTCGGGCACCAAGGAACAAAGAGACTTGGTTCAGATGGCGGGCATTCATCAACTAGATGTCAACAAAGTCGGCACGATTAATGGTAATCTCAAGTGTACTTTATCGGGATACCGCCATCGTGCTAGGAAGAATCCTTATATTGTTAAGTCTGTAGAGGATGAGACGAAGCAGTATGTTATTGATGTTGCCAAGGCAAAAGAATTGTTTGGGTCATGAAGATGACGAATGAAGATAAGGGAGAATTATAATGCCGAATCATTGTACGAATGAGGTTACGATAAACTTTAAGGATTTGGAACAGAAGGAAGCGTTTCGAAAGTGGGTGGATAATGGAGATGATAATCCCCTCGATTTTGAAAGAATACTTCCCTATCCAAAGGGGATAGAAACGGTGACCGATATCCTAACGGGCAAGAAAAAGAAAGTTGTGGTCGGTGGCGAGTGGAATCATGCGTGGTGTTCCGAAAACTGGGGGACAAAATGGAATTCCTACAGTTGGGAAGATTTTAACGATCCTTGGGAAGATGAGGATGACGAGACATCTGTTGATTTGAAATTTGAAACGGCATGGGGGCCACCGACAGGAATTCTGGAAAAAATCCATGAGAAGTTTCCAGAGTTGTCGTATGTCCGATGGTTCTACCGAGATGAGGCTGATATGTTTTGTGGATATCTGGATGCAGATGTGGGGATTTCAAATGCCTAAAACATTTGCATATTATAATGAGATAGAGCCGTATGCTGTGGAATGGCTACGCAATTTAATGAAACAAGGACACATCGCAGACGGTGTTGTTGATGATAGGAGCATATCAGATGTCAGACCAGATGAACTTCAAGAATTTACTCAATGTCACTTCTTCGCAGGGATCGGAGCATGGAGCCTTGCCCTTAGAAACGCAGGGTGGAGCGACGACCGTCCCGTCTGGACGGGATCATGTCCCTGCCAACCTTTCTCCGTTGCAGGCACAAGAAAGGGGGCTACTGACGACAGGCATTTGTTCCCCCATTGGCTCCATCTCATTGAAGAGCTCAGACCTCCAACGATCTTTGGTGAGCAAGTTGCAAGCAAAGACGGCCTTGGTTGGATCGACACTGTACAAGCTGACTTGGAAGGAACGGGTTACGCCTGCGGGGGGTTCGATCTCTGCTCTGCGGGCTTCGGTGCTCCGCACATCAGGCAACGTCTCTGGTTCGTGGCCGACACCGACCACCCGAGATTACAAGGGCGGGTACAAGGGGGGTCGCATCCGAGATGGAAAGATCAGTACCGACACTCTGGATGTG